TAGTAGACCGACATTATGTAGGAAGTAATGTGCAACCTTAATAGGTTAATCGAAGTTCTTAATAAATGCGGCAAGTCCAATACCAGCAATAACAGTTCCCATTGCACCAAGATTGTCAACAATCCAAGTTAGCACATTAAGGAAATCTGTTCCAAGGTCAATCAGTTTGCCGAGAGAATCGTCATCTAAAAATGTTCGAGAAAGTTCTTCCCAAGCGGCTTGGAATTGTTTGGTTTTTGCTTCAAGACTTTCCATTTGCTCTGCGTGTTCAAGCATAGCAGAACCAGCAGAATCCTCTGATGTTTCTAAAACATTACGAGCAATATCAAAGTTTGACATTAAGGACGAGAAAACGTTGCCTTGTCTCTTTCCTGCCATCAACTCGATAATGCTTGACTGTTCAATATCTTCGAGTTCATCCCATTTTTCTGATAATTCATCGAGTATATCATATGTCGATTTGAACGTGTTTTCGTCCAACATAATATCGACACCAGACAACTCCATTATTTCTTTCCGTAACTCTGCGGTTGAGTTAGCCATTCCCTCTGTTTCGAGACCGGCTTCCTCTAACTCTGTTTTTGCGGCACGGATACGCATTGAAATTCCATATATTTAGATATATTCGCAACATATATCTTATTGTTAAACCTTTTTCTCTCCAATCTTTTTAAGTTCAGATATAATAAAAGACTCCATATTATCTCTTTCCCAATATGGTACTATGATAATAGGAATCTGATTTTTATGGCAAAATTCAATTTTTGCCTTTTCTCTATTTTGTGTTAATTGTAATTGTTTCTTTGCCCATTTTTCTCCTTTACCAGCGAAATCAACTGGTCTATAATGTTGCTCTCCATTATATTCAAAAGCAATGTTTTTATCAATGTCAAAAGCATCAAATTTTAATTTTGATTTATATTCACACCCATCAATAGTATGTTGGGAAATTACATTAAATCCTAACTTTTTCAAAATGTCAAGCATTTCTCTTTCAGAGTTTGACATATTGCAAGCCGGACATCCTGCGCTTTTATTTAATAAATTTGCTGGATAACCAAGCCATATAGCATTGTCAAGTTTACACTTACATTGTATTTTTCGATGAGTGTTTTTGTATTCTCCCAGAATTTCTATATTTGGATTTGCCTTTGCCATTTCTAAAACAAAATCACTATGAGTTTTTGTTTCTCCTTTAATTGCCTTTTGTTTGCCACATTTTGGGCATCCAGAGCCATTTGTCATAAGAACCTTCGGGAGAGTAGTCCATATATTACTACATTGCTTACATTTGCAAGTGATTGGTTTCTCGTTTCCTAAATATTCGGAAATCAATTCAACATCTTTATTTTTAATAAGAGGAATAATTTCTGTTGTCGTTTTGTATCTTCCAGAACAATAAGGGCAACTCTTTTTATATTCTTTGAAGTGAGACCAATCACGAGATTGTATTCCTTTTTCTTTGTGCTTGTTACACACATAATCAATTATTGTTGTTCCTTTCAGACTCTCTTTATGAGTTCCTATGAAATTCTTTGCATTTTCTTATATAATCATCTTCTGTATATATTTTTCTTTTATCCATCAATATGTGTCAAAAAGTTTAACAATACTCATACCTTCATATGAGAGTAGACTATTTCTTAACCACATCTAATATAGATAGAGGTCATACCTTTTCCATTTAACAGATTTTCACTGACTTCATTTGCGATTAAGCCGTACTCCTAATGTTACAGATATTCGGGATTTCCGCCCTTATTCTCAAAGTCTGTAACCCGACTTGGGGATAGTCGTTGAACGTTCACCCTCGACTAATAACATATGGTCTATGTATAACGTTAGGGTGCTTCGCTGCAAGAACTGTGATTGTAATAGTAATTAGGTTTTTGACCATATACCATCCTTGCGTTGTTTCTACTTTCGTACCATCATAACGTGATTTCTCCATTATTGTGGTGCAAGGCTTTACACTTTACCTGCAATTAAATATGTTCACTATGCACATTTCTGTACATAAAGACAATTTAGAAAAAAATTTTGTCTTGAATGCCGTGCCAACAGCATCAGGGTCTTGAACAACTGTGTTTGCTGCCGTGATTAAAGCAATGCTTTGGTCGAGCGTGTTGTTTGCCGCAGCAAGAGAAGATGCTGACCTTTGAAGTGCTTCTCCGATTCCACCAGATGAAATTGCAAAATTATTGCCAACAGCATTAAATCTATCAACAATCCGAATTGCTTCATCTGCCTCTATATTAAACGCAGTCATTGTGGAAACAATACTTTGTGTTGCCACTTCAACCGATTCTATATCATCACCAACGACAGTATATATATTTGCGACTTCTGCAAGTTTTTCTGCTTCATCTATTCCATATCCCAACCTTGCAAAACCAGCAGTTGATTCAACTAAATTACTTATTGTTGTTCCAAGTTTTTGTGCTTTCTTGCCCGCATTATCCAAAAACGCATCATAAGACGCATCTGCTTCGTTTGTAACTTTTTTAAGTTCAATCATAGCAGTGTTTATATTATAAACGTTATTGTACATCTGCTTAAAGGCGTTAATTAACTGATAAATTATAGTTGATACAGAAACATATTTTAATATACTCTTAAATGAGTTTACAAATGTGCTTCCAAATTTTTTGCCCGTTGCATCTGCAAGTTTTGCGGAAGTAGTTACATCATCAAACTCTTTTTCAATCTTTTTTAATTCTGCTTCCGTTAATTTACCGCTTTGATTTAGTCCGTCCAACCTTTTTATCAAATTTTGAATAGTTGAACCGCATTTTTTGGCTGCCGCAGAATTATTATGTAGCCAAGTCTGCATTCTATTTGTGAGTTTATCGACTTGCAGAGCAGATGCGGTTTTGCTTGATTGAACAGCAACCGTTGTAAGATTGTTCTTTACTCTTTTCAAAACGGTCTCATATTCCGTATAAGCAGAAATAAGTTTTTCCGTATCATCACCAGATGTATTCATTTTTGCCGATAATTCATTTAATTTCTCTATATCGGCTTTGATTACTGATAATTTTGAATGACCAGAAGCACCAAATTTTTCAAACTTCGCAGTGACGCTCGCTATTGCAGATTCAATACCGCCGCTATTCAACTTTGCATTGATTCTACTTGCAAATGCCTCTGACGCTTTGCCACCAAGCCTACCCAACTGACTTTCAATGTTTTCACCTTTGATATTTCCGAGATGAATAGTAAACTTGTGGCTATCTAATACCGCTTGGATTTGTGACGGAAGCCCTTTTGTATTCAGTGTGAAGTTGTTGAGTACAAGCGGATGCTTCTTTGTTATATCTTTTAGTTGAGACGGTATTTTAGAAGTGTCTAAATCCGCAATAACTCTTGCACTAAAATTAGACAAATTTATTAACCTCCGTTTCCTTATTATTTAATAAAAATTGCACCGCTCGTTAGGCGGTGCTTTAATTATTTCGTTTCGGCTGTTTCTTCTTTGTTCTTATCAAGCAACTCTTGAACCTCGTCAACGGTAATCTTACCATCTTCAAGGGCATCAAGAACGCCAGTTCCGAGTTTTGCGAAATAAGTCCAGTCGTTGTTCTCCCAAGCACTAACAAGTGCGGCAACGATAGTTGCTACGATAGAGAGAATCTGATACCAAGTAGCACTTGCGAAAGAAGATGCACCGATAACGGCAATTACTTGGTTTACAATAGCGAGAATTAAAGTAGCGGTACGAATAATCGTGCCTTTATCTACGCTTGCGAGTTTGGCTTTAATCTTTTCAAAAAACTTTTTCATGATTAACTCCTTTACTTAATTAAATAGTTTGTGGTTTGTAATCTCAAATCGTCCAAACTCAACTTTTTGAGACGAGTATATGGAATTCTTATCATAGGAATGTTGTGGTCTTTGCACCATTGATTTTTGAATCTATCTCTTTTAATTCGACTCTCGAATGAGAGGAAATTGTCATACATCGGGATTGGCTTGTAGTGTTGTTCACCATCAAATTCAATCATATAATCACAATCAGAGAATTGGTTAATGCGGAAATCGAATCTTGGATAACCGCCTGTATCTTCACACTTGCAATCCAAATATGGTTTATCGTGAATAAATGGGATATTGTTTTCGGTTAATATCTCATAAATCTTTTTCTCACCCATTGAAATGCCGGCACATATTTTGCACCTATCCTTGCCATATTGTAAGAGCATTGCAGAAGAAACACTTTCGGTTCGTCCACACAAATTGCACTTACAAACCCAACGAGCATGAGTGCCTGGCTTTTGATTAGAGCAATTATCTTTTTCTAACACCTTCAAATGACCAAACTCCTTATTTGATAAATCTATAATTTGACCATTTGAAATTCGTTTTGATTTGTTACAGCCGCAATCAACAACTCTGCCAGAAGTTAAATCACAACTTCTAACAGATTTTGTTTGACCACAAAGACCACATTTACATATGTAATATAAATGTTTTCCACCTTGATATTGTTTGTTCTCATCAATCGAAACAACAGTTAAATTTCCAAATTCACGATTTAATAATCTTTCTCTCATTTTCTTCTGTTGAGGATTGTGTTTGAGATGTCCACAAGATTTTGTGTTTTCACTTATTAAATCATAAATACGCACGGTTGTTTCTTTATCACAACTGCATCGGCAAGTGCATGACTTATTTCTTTCGTCAATCGCCAACACAGTAAGTTCATTGAACTTCATTCCTACTCTTATTAAATCTTTCTTTAACATATATACCTCCGAGATTTGACATAAATAAAAGCCTAACGTTTCTCGTTAGACCAGATAGTAAGTAACTTATCTAATTTTTCATTTCTCATATAAACCCAAAACATTGCTTGGCTATTCGGATTTACGGCACATATTTCATATTTAATACCGTTTTGATATAAAAAGTTTCTTAACGAAACACTATAACAGCAATATAATTTTTTCATATTATAAATCAGATAATCCCTTCTGTTCTGTTTTCTTAATTCCATCCTCTCCGAAGTATTTATCGAATTGAGTATCAAGTTCACGGTCATCATAAATACGGAGCATATCAGAACTACTCCAACCAATGATGTCTTGAACGATTCCCTCTGGTAAATTTGCTTCTAAAAGGCTGGTACAAAAATAGTGTCTAACACTATGGAAATAAAAAGGTTGTCCAATAAGTCTCGAAAATGTGTTTGCCCACGAGTTCATAGTAGAAATACCAATGCTCTCGTCAACATATTTTCCGTCAACATAGTCTGGGAATAACGTATCGGTTGTAATTCCCAATTCTTCTCTTTGTTTGAGCCACAAATTAAGATAAGGTTTGAACTGTTTTGCGAGAATATAAATATCAAGCAATTTACCTCTTTGACCTCTACCTTTTGTGACTACTTTTTCTGGTGTTTTGTATAACGCTCCATTACAAATTAAGTTTTCGTCATCAAAATACGAAACCTTAAAACGAATAAGTTCGGCTTTTCGTCTACCACTATTCATAGCGAGAGAGAGCATACAAGCCTTGTCGTATTCCTTTCTTTCTACTAATTTGTCAAGTAAAGTTTGTAAATCAGTAGTTTGGAATACTGTTTTCTTACGAACCGCCTCATTTGCCGGCGACTCAATTTTGTTCCAAATTTGTTTATAGTCTGGGTATTCATCATCCAAGATAGTAATTATGTAGTTCTCCAAAGAACGCATAACTGCCTTAACGGTTCTAACTCTACTTGGAGACCAATTCCACACATTGAGTGCGTGATTTTGGAATTTTGTAATCTCACGCTTTGTTAATTCAACGAAACTCTTATTTTTATTAAATTCTAAATTCCAGCACCAAAAGACGTGTAAATTCGCCTTGTACTGTTTAATTGTTGATTTTGCTCTATCTGTGGAAGTGAGATATTCCAGAAAGTCATCTTCGAGTTGTAAGTTATCTTCACAAACCTGCTCCAACTTATCTTCGGATGTAATGCTATTGTAAACTGTGGAACGACCTTCAGTTTGTTTTGCCATAATATCACTTCCTTTTGGGTTTACTTTTTATTGTATTTCAATTTGAACCTTTTTCGTAAGGCTCTATTTAAGCCTTTACCAATTTCTTCTTCCGAGCGTTTCCAGAAGCCTTGGCGACCCACTGGAGGACGAAGTTTATAGTAAGAGGCTTGGTTGTGATTTTCTGCCACTTCAAGAACTTGCTTCATTGTAGGGTTCTTTCCGCTCGTATATCTATGACTTGTTTCCAAGTATGCCTCGAATGATACAGAACCACTAACAGGACTTGTAGTTTGCGTTGCAATGGGAGTTACCTTCGGTGTTTTCTTCATTTCTCCTGTTCTCTTATATACTTTTGGTTTTTTAGAAGTATAGAAGTTATCCATTTCGCTATCCATAGCGGTCTTGGCTTCCTGTGATGCTTCTTGCATACATAACTCCATCTCTTTCAATATCATTTGCGTTAATTCCTGCATATTATTGGCAGATTTCATTTACATCACCTTTATTTATTTTTAATGATTAAACCTTTGCCATACTCGGCAATTACCTTGTTCAAATCAGTTCCGTTTGATACCTCTTTTACAATCTTTGTCAACGATGCGATATTTTCTGGCGTAGCCACAGAACCGAGGGTGTTGATAAGGTTTTCAAAAGTACCCTTAATCATATCGACAACATTGGTCAGTGAAGATTTACGATGGTTTACCATATCCTTTGCGGCATTGTATGCACAGCCAAAAGTCATCTCAACTTTCGTGCAATCACAAATTGCTGCATTATATGCATCAATAAACTCGTCATCGGCTACAATGTCCTCAATATCCAAGATAGTATGTAAATCGTGTCCGAGTTCTTCACTATCAAGATGGCTCTCTTTAACACAGAGATTCCAGAACAAACGCATAGCGTTCAACTCACCAATATAAGGGTGATAACTTCCGTCCTCATCAAAGTATTCAAGTGCAATAGCGTTGACCAAAGAAATGTAGTCGGTCATAGACAATTTTGTTTCTACAACAATCTTTTTATCGTTCATTTTAATTCCTCCAAAAATTCTTCATTTATTCGATTTCGATTATAGGTTTGACATTAAGTAATCCAAATCATATGTATATCGTGTTCTTGCTTTCTTTTGCGGAATAACAAAAAAAGGAATATTTAATAATTCCAAATCCGACAAAGTAAAACTCTTTTTTTGTATGGCATTCATAATCATATTCATATCCTTAATGTCAAGAAATATGGTTTTTTCTAACGCTCTGAATTCAATAAGAAATCCACAAGTAATGCCATCATACTTGTTCCATTCGTTGAGACCTTTAATCTGATGGGCGTGTATCACGCCTTTATCTTCCTTGTCTCTCTCGAAAGAGATTGATTTCTCTTTAACCGTTTTTGCTTCCAGAGCATATAAACGATGTCTTTTAGAATCCCACATTAAATAGTCAAATGGGTTCTTTGAACTAAATCGCAAATTTGAACTCCCGCCAAACGATTGGGCGGGGTCTTGCAATCTATAAAGCAGGGCATAGTCGGGAACTGATTTTAATAATTGTGATTCAAAGACTTTCCCTACATTTTTACTCATAAAAATCCCTCATTTTGTCGGGCGATTTTCAATCCATTTCTTATACACGAAATTTGTTTCGCTTTTGAGATACCAGCAAGTTAATTTTCCGGGTTCGCCCTCTTTTTCCCAAATAAATTTAGGCTGGCAACCGTGTTTCGCATAAAATATCTGTTGTTTAATGAAATCAATCGGAACAAGATTATCTCGACCATAACACTCGAAAGCCTCGTCCAATGTTTCAAAATTCAATGTTTTGTTCATTTCTGTATCTCCCAGTAATGCGGTAAAAATAAGGAGGCAAAAACTCAAAATGTATCGTATTGAGTCTGCCTCCTAATTTAACTACAATACAATCAGATTATTTATTCTCTACAATAGGCTCATTGTCGCCAATGTCATTTTCTACGATTGTTTTCTTCGATTTCTTCTTGGTCTGAACCTCTGGTTCATCCAATTTATCAACTACGGCATATCTGTCGTTTTCAAATTTTACAAAAACCTTTTTAGCATCACGCTGAATTGAGGGAAGTTGTACCTCGACCTCTCCGAATTTAACAACGGTAACAGCACTATTGTTGAGAAGAACAGTACATTCTTTTGTCATTAAATTGTCCTTTCTCATAAAAACAGCCACAGTGCTTGTACACTATGGCTGTAATTATATGTATGCTTATTCAGCGTTCTCGGTATCTTCCATGATGTCCATAACATTACCATCTTTATCTGCAAGCAGATTGAAAGTAATAGTTAAGGAAGCAGGGTCGCCCTCGGAACTGAAGGAGAGTTCAAGGTTTCTCTCAATAGCAGCCTTATATGCAGTGATGATATAAGGAGTAAGAGTACCTTCCTCGTCTTTCTCAACAGTGTTCATAGTGATGAAGTAATCCTTGGGAACTTTCTTGTTGTTGAAAGAAACTCTCTTAACACCGGCGGTACGGTCAACAATATAACCAACCTCGTACTCTGCATCTTCTGTGATTGCAGAAGTCTCGGTAGGTGTGAAAGTACCACCTGCGAAAGTACCTGCGATTGCTGCGCTCTCATCACCAAAAGAGCCAGCGGGATAAACGAATACCGTACCTGCTCTTACAGTTCCGGACTTTTCCTCAATCTTGATAGTGCTTTCTGTTGCAACAATAGTCTTGTGAATAGCCTGAACGCCCTTGGACTCGATAGTACCATCAGAGAAAAGTGCATATACTCTGAAAGGCAATACCTGCGCTTCAACAGTCATAGTTCCTTCAAGGGGATTATGGAAAGCGATTGCTCTCAATCCCTTTGCTCTCGCATAAACAGCATCGCCAGTCAAGCCAGCAGTAGTTGTGTTAGCGGTGTCAAGGAATAAGAAAGGAGCAAGTGTTTTCAAAACACGAATGTCTACGTCACAGACCTGTCTATTCGCCTTATTAAGTTCTGGCATAATTTTATTCCTCCTATTTTGTCTTATCTTACGATAGGTTATTTCTTATCATATATATTTTTATACCAAAGCGCAGGGTCAAAGGTTTTCTTCTCATCACCCCAAACAGACACACGAGTAGAATCAATTTCATACACAGTATTTGCTTGTAAACGACTAAAACTGTCGAGCAACTGGAAGATAGTCAAATCCCAAATTGAAGTCAAATTCAAAGATGGGTGTTTGCTTGCAACGGCAGATATAATATTTGGTATCGACAAATTTATATCGTTCTTTGCTTGCTTTTTTTGTTCTTTTTGCGCTTTTAGCATTCTTAAATAAAGCCTTTTCGCTTTTGCATTTTTGAACTTTAAGTTTTCAATAGATTCATCTTCTGCGCTCTCAATGCCACAGATTTGCTGAATGATATTAAGCACTTGCGAAAAGGTCGATTCCTGAATAACGCCACGAACCATTTCAGGAATTAGTTTATTCTCATCTGCGTTTTCTTGGAGAATAACAAAAAATCCCTCTTTGTAGATAACCTTTTCCACAAAGAAGAAATTAAGAACATCAATGTAAATATTTCGCACTCTTTCGTCATTCATAATGACTTTATACATAGTCGTTTCATCTTTTTCATCTTCACTCAAAGAATCCCAATATGAATTGCTTGACGAAATTTTCTCGTAGTATGCACTCGGAGATAATTTTGTAAAAACCTCAAAGAGCATAAATTTTTCAAAAGATATGGTGGCGATGTCCTTTAATGTTGGTTTTCTGATTGTTCCGATTGATAGCGAAATCGGACACGGACTTAATTGCGTTCCGTAATCTAAACGCATTATTTGAATGAGGGTACGCTGAACCGAAGTTCGCACCCATACATTCTTTGGGAATTGTAAACATCAACGCTATCCAATGTAAGTTCACCAATTCCGAATGAATTTGCTGTTTCTTTATCATTTATGAGCGAATCAACTACCATTTGAGACAGAGCATCTGTTCTATTTCCGTAGTAACCCTCTTTTGCATAATCGTCAAGAATATCACGATGGCAAATTAAATACATAATTACATTGCATTCTTTCGTTTGAGTATGCAAACTGGGGAATATCACATCATAAAAGATATATGTTTTTGTTTCAGTAATTGTATCGTCAATAAACAAGTGTGATTTCACATAGTTTTTGAATTCCTTTGCGATTTCGGAAGTGCTTTTGCCGGTGGTATCACCGCAAATCATTTCTCGAATATCCTTGTTTTTATATAAAGCGGAGGTTATTTCAATTTTGAATTTGCCTCTTTCAGACAATGTTGACTTTTTTGCCATAAACACACCTCCTTATATAAAGGCAACAATCGTTACTACAATGGTTGATGTTTCATACCCATCGCAACTTAATGATAACTCAAATGAATTATTGATAAGTTTATTGTTGTCGGCAGAAATCATAACGGACTTGTCTACATACTGTACATCTAATTGGTCTACAAAGTCGCAGTTAATGCTCCATACTGGCTCAATATCCGTGACTTCTTTTCCATTAGCGTCAAAAAACTTTGCAGTAAAGACGGTTGGCTCAATACCGTTCAAGATTTCGTGAGTATCGCATTCAATCTCACAAGATAAAATAGGATTTTTATTCTCGGTTTTTTCCTCGGCAACGTTCTCGTTGTCGCATAACCAATATCCTTTTCCGTCAATAACATAATAACCATCAGCCTCATGCTGCTCGTCTTGATATGCCATAAATTCAGAATGACCACTATCTTGGTAGTCATACAAGACATTATCAATTCTGGTTAATTCATATGTAATGAGCGGTTTAGAAGTATCAACAGATACATTCTCTCCAAACCCTTTTTCATAAATCTTGCAACGCCCATCAATAACAAATCGGTGTTTATGCGGTAAGAGTAAACATTCTTCGTCTTTCGGTGTAAGCACCATCAGTTGGTCTGTTCGTGAAGTGTAATATGTGGAATTGGTTTCACCGTTGTTATACTGCGAAGCAGAAGCGGCATTAACCCATCTCTGAACGATTTCACCGGAAGAATTTTTCCACGTTAAGAGATAATTACATAATACTAATATGGACTTTTCATAAATCTTGTTATCGTCCACGAGACCAACAATAAGCCAGAACCTATCTTTGTATTTAACATACATTCCGGCTTTGCAAGTACCTATCTGCGTAAGAATTCTTCTTTGCATTGAATTCAACTTGGTATCTTGCACATTGCCTTCCACAATGGCTCTTGTTTTTGTGCTTTGTGATAAATCAGAAGTAAATACTTCTATATCGTCAGCGATACTTGTCATAAGAGATTCTGCGAAAGTATCTTGTGCTGTACTATCAAAATCTTCGCTTTCAAACCCACTAACTATATCGTGGGATTTGTTCATCAAATACCATTCTTTCATAGTGTCACCGCCTTACGAAAGTGCGGTGGGTTTTTGATTTTCAACCATTTCGCTACTGTTTTTATTAAAATATTCTAACTCGTTCCTTGCGGCTGTCTTTGTATGACCAGCACCGTCAATAGAAAAGTCTTTTCCTACAATAGAAACTTGCTTATTAACTCTTGAAACCTCACGCTCCTGGTAATACTCACGCATAAAAGAAGCGAGTGTATCAATCGCATATTGCGAGAGGGTGCAACCGAATTCAAGGGTTGCAACATCAAAAGTAATCTCGTCAAGTTCTACGGAATATCTACCAACTGCCTTTTTAAGCCATAACAGTTCGAGTTCTTCCGGTATAATAGTTTTATCCCTAAAAGATGATTCAAAACTATCGAAAACCTCTTGTGCTTTTGTGTTATTCATAGTAAGCACCTACCTTTCGGTTTCGATTACAGAGTGTAGCCTGTATATCTTTCCGTGAATCTAATCTTCTGGTAGCCATCCAGTTTCAACTTCTTGATAAGGTTCATAACAGCGTATTTTTCCGCTCTCGTTACTACCTTTTCGGGTAACTGTCTCTCGAATTCACTCTGATTAAGAGAGAACAAGTCCTTAACGACCTTATCAGTCAAGATTGCCTGTGGGCATCTCTTGCTCTCGAAGTCTACCTCGTATCTCGTGGGAGCATCATCAATATAGAGAGTAGCGTGACTACCTCTACCGTCTACGCCGGTAAACAA